TAGATAATTACTCTAGTTATTACTTTGATTGATACTCACGTTAGAAATACTCACTTAGATAATTACTCTAGTTATTACTAAATATGCTTGACAGCTTTTAATTTTTATGTTATTCGCGCGCGCGTTCTTAAATATAGGCCGTATTAAACTTTTAAAATATCTATATTATAAATTTTTTATAACTATTTTCTTTTATAAATCATCTACTTACTATAAATTTTAATATTTTTGAAAAATAATGCTTGACACAAATTTTGAAACAGGTAAAATGCACACATCGAAACAAAACGCACGAAAGAAAGGCAGTTTGAAATGGCAAGAATGACTAAAACTATTATTGACACTTTGAAAGATTTGATTGCAACAAATGATGAAAATTTAATCAAAGTCCATCAATATTATCGTTATGATAGAAATGGTTTTAATGCTGAAACGCCATGCGGAAAAGTGATTTATAACTGTTTTGCTGATTATAACAAAGGTATTTTTAAAGACTTGGATAAAGCAAGCTATCAGGTTTTGCAGTACATACCTGAAAACAATAGCAATCTTTATGAGATTACTTTGCAAACGAAAAATCCATATGATAACTCTTTACATACAAGGGTTTGGATTGTGGAAATTAAGTCAGGTTATTTTTACTAATTGAAAAGGATTATCAAAAAATGGAAAATCAAGACTATAAAACTTTAGCAGGTTTGATTTTTAAAACAAGCAAAAATGGCGCGAACCAAGAACGCGGATGCGTTTGTAAAGAAAGTTATTGAGTTTGCGCCAAAAGCTGCAAGTTTTGGCGTTTACAAAATGAGTTGTTATCCTGACACGCGCGAATATCCATATTGCGGGGACGGTTTCTCTGAATTGTCAAATAAATATGAAATTGAATATCCCAGCCGCATGAACCATGAACACGCGATAGACGCGCTGGAAAAATTAGGTTTTAAAGTGTACACGGACGGTTATCATTTAGATGTTATCGAATGGTCGGACGCTGAATAAAAAAAAGGGGATTGTCAAAAATGAAACAAATTAACATTTATGAATTTCATGAATTGAACGAAGCCGCACAAAAGAAAGCGCATGAAGAATGGCTATCGAAACATTTTGATGTGAATGATTTATCAGACGTTGAAGAATTAGGCGGATTGCTTGACTGTTTGAAAAAATACGGTATTCATGTAAAAAATCAAAGCCTTGATGATTACAGTTACTTTTTCACTTTTGATTGTGGCGATTTTATAACAGGTTATAACGCCTTAAAAACGGCCTTGCATTTTTATGATGATTTAACCTTATCCCCCATAATCAATAAATTTTATAAATACCGCAATAAGTATTTGCCTAATAATCGGTTTATGCAGGTTAGAAATAATTGCTTCAGTGGTTATTATTTAAGTGATGTTTTCGCAAGTGCTTTAAAAGATTGTATCTACTCGATGCGGCAATATGATAAAAAAAGATTTAGAGTCGTTCGGATTTGGTTTTTATATAAACGCGGCCTTACACGAACTCTTTAGATGTGTCCGTGATAATATTAAATATCAAATGAGTTTTGAGTGTTTTGCGGAAAATTACGCTGCCTATTTTGATTATTTTGAAAACGGCGTGATTTACGAACAGAAATAAAAAGGATTATCAAAAATGAAACCTATTAAACCATTGCATGCCTTTTCCCGTATAAAAGCCTTTGCCGCGAAAGGAAAAATTAAAACTAAGGCGGAAATTGAAAATTTTTGGGATGATTTGAATTGCTCCGCTGAAATGATGACTTGTGTTATTGATGGACGAATAACTATTACTGTTTCATGGGCAGGCAGCAAAGGCCAAACAATGACACGCGCATTCACTGAATCCGTTTGTCATGAGGATAAAACTATTTTAGAAATTATCACGGATGAATGCGGAAAGTCGGAATTAGAAATTTTGGCGGCTAGAAATCGTGATAATCAAATAAGCGAAAAATCAGCATGGATTGTACCATTAGATAACGGCTATCATGCACTTGTTAGCTATAAAACAATCATTGCACTTTATAACTATCGCACAAATGATTATTTTCTACGCCGTGATGCACATTGTTTTAGTAATACAACAGGTCGACATATTGCCGCTTTTCATGGCAAGCATATCGGTTATGGAACTAAAATTAACAAACGTTACTATAAATATAGTAAATAAAAAGGTTTGAAAATGAAAATCAAATACGAAACGTTATTAGACTTGATGCCTGAAGATATGGCCGCTGAATTATACGCGGTGGGTAATGATGCGGCTTTACGGCGTGAAATTCTTAGTAAACACTGTAATAGTCCCAATCGGTCCTTTTTCTTCTTACGCGGCCAATGGAAGGAAGAATCAATCAGACAATTTGTTAAACGCTATCGCCCGTCTTTTAAAGGCCGAATTGAGATTGTAATAAACAAGCTATTTATTACAAAGTGGACTGATTCCGAAACAATCAACAAGTTTACTATTGAGGTTTGAAACAATGAATACTGTTTTATTATCCGCCGTCTTACCAAAAGGCAATCGCTCCGTACATACTCGCGCCATTGATGGAAACAGTCAAGCCGATATTATCACGGCATTGAATAATAACTTCCGAAACAATGGCAAGGTTATCGCTTCTTTTTATGAAGACGGACTATTGATAGCGGCCAAGTTGTACAAACGACAAACGGGGCAATCATGGCAAGCCGCCGTTTTTGAAAGGGACAAACGCCCATGATTCCTAAACGTGCCGACTTGGTTTTTTATGTTAAATTGTGGAATGTGCTTTTTTGGCTTTCCGTTGCTTCCTCTTCTTTTTTGGGATTGATTGCAATTGCTCCAGCCGTTTATAGTCTATATCGCAAGGGACAAGCGGTGCAGGATTTAGCGGATTTTGATGATATTATGGGCGGCTAAAAATAAAGAGCCATAAGCTAGGGATTTATTCCCTAGCTTTTTTTTTCGTCTTTTGTTAGGATAGAAAACATTGATTTTATTGGATTGTTAGGATGTTAGGATAATTTTGAGAATAGCGCGCCTTTTGATTGGGCGCGCTTCGTTTTGTGTATCTTGGATTGTAAAGAGGATGGGATTTGTAAAGATTTTGGATTCTCGAAAAGGTACTTCCCAGCTTTGGGTTTTGGGTCGGTGCGGGCGCAGACTCCCGACCTCCGACTTTACACCGACTTGAAACACATGGTAGTGCTTGATTTTAAAGGGTTTTCGCAGATAAAAGTAACTTTAGTTACTTATTTTGAAAATTCAATCATAAAAATTTTCCTTAAAAATCAATGGTTTTACATTTGAATTGACTAATTTTTAGTCAAACTTCAGATAAATTCATGATTTTATTGGGAAAATTTCAAATTTTTAAGACAATTTCAGGATGATTTTGGATGGATTTTTAGCGATTTTGCGAAAATGGGGCTAGGAGCGTCATAGATTCGATTTAGGGTTTAGGGTAGGCCACCCTATTACCAAGCACCTGTAACGCGTTCCTGCATAGGTTTTTGGGGCAGGAAACGCTATCGGGGATAAAAATGCAGTTCCCAAAGTGTGCCAGCCGCACGGCTTGAACCGAAACCAATTGTAAAGTTCTGTAAACGAAAAGTGCCAAAAATTCGATTTTTACCGCAAAAGTACCAAAAAGCCGTGTTTTACGGCAGTTAAGAAATTTGTTAGGATTGTTAGGACTTGTTAGGAGAAACCTAACAAAAAAATTTATTAAAAATCAGATAATTACAGAGATTTGTTAGGTGTTAAGATACCCTATAATTTTTATATATATAAAAAAAAAAAAAAAATAATATAAATAATATATATAGTCTGTAATGCTGTACATCTCGTTTTGCATTAAACTCGTATGTATTGTTTTTCCGACTTTTCCTAACAACCTTTCAAAAATATTAAGTTATTGATTTTTCTATGTTAATTGCATTTTTGTCAAACATAACATTTTTCCAAAAAAGTAAGAAAGAAGACTTTTTCCATTTTAAATGCGAACCGTTCTTATTAAAGTAATTACTCTAAAATGTGTCCGATTTGTAATAAAAATTTCATTTTCAGACCCGACTTGGAAATTTGCCATTTTGGAAATTTGCCATTTTGGGAATTTTGAATTAACATGGACTGGATTTTTAATTATCGGAAGGAATTTTTCTGATTTTTGTCTGATTAAAAATTAAGCAAATTGCTGATTTTTACAGGTCTAATTAGTTAAGATTTCTTTACAAATAAATCGTGTAATCTTTACATTTGCTGCCTAATTTTTAGGCACTTTTTGGACGTTTTTAAGCAAATGTCATTTGACTAATTTTTGAGCAAGAAAGGACTATTAAGATGACAAAACGGTTTTATAAGGATACGGCACTGGCTTTAATGTCAAGCGGTTTTAAAGTCATACCAATTGAACGCGGCAAGAAACATTTGGAAGTAATCGGTTGGCAGAATACGCCACAAGATGTTCCAACCTATAATGAGATGTTGAAACGTTATGGTGATAAAGCTGGTACGGGTGTGATTACAACAAACGGATTGCTTGCGATTGATATTGATATTTTAGACCCTCACGTCGCAAGGGATATGATTCAATATGTGCGTGATATGTTTTCAGGCCATAGAATTATGGTGCGACGTGGTAGAAAGCCAAAGGCACTTATCCCATGTTATGTTGGCCGTGATATAGGCAAAATAACGTCAGCGGTGTGGTGGAGTGAAGAGTATGGACGGATGCAAATTGAGTTGTTATCCAATAGTCAAACAGGCTCTCGTCAGTTTGTAGCATACGGGGATTATCCTGAAGACGGTCTGCATTATGAGTGGGAGAATGATTACTCGCTTTTGGATATTGAGGATGTTACCCAACTACCACGTTTCAAAGTGGAGATGATTCAACCGTTGTTCAAATTCTTTGATGATATGATGCACCGACGCGGATATACGCGGCAAACAACGGTTAATTGGGGTGATGTAAAACGTAACCTCAATTCAACAGCAATTAAGGTTGAGCTTGATGATGAAAACGCTGCATTGATTGCAGATTCTCAACGGGTTCAAATTTCAGACGAACGCATTGAAGAAATCGTAAGCACTATGGGTGTTGGTTTCAATGACCGCTATGATTATTGGATTCGTGTAGGCCAAGCACTCAAATTTCAAATTGAAGATTCTGATAAAGGCTTCGCCATTTGGAAAGCGTGGAGCAGGAAAGCCATAGACCCTGAAACTGAAGAGCCTTATGATATTACAGACGGCCAACTTCGTAATAAATGGAATAGCTTTAAAAATGACCGAGATTCCTGCGTAACTTTCGCATCCATTCTCTATGATTATTACAGCATGGAAAGAAATGAAAACTTTGAAGACGTGTTGGAAGCACTGGTTAAAAAGTTTCAAGAGTGCGAAAACAAAAAGCAATTCAACGAACTCATGTTGGAAGCATCTTACAATCGGTTCGGTTCATTGGAAAAGAACATGATTGAGAAAGTCATTCAGAAAGAATACAAACGAGTGTTCGGTATATCCATTACATCTTCAGCCATTCAAAAGTCGATGCTGGAATGTATTGAAGAATTTGAAATGCCCGATTATATGAAAAACTGGGTATATCTGTTGAACGGGGATAAATTCTACGACTATCAAGATGGCTTGGCAGTAAGCAATGCAGGTTTTGATAGCTTGATATACGCTACCATACCTAATGCGATGGAAATTAAGGTTAAGCCGTCTGAAATGGCACTTAGGGCTTACAAAATACCAAAAGTAATTGATAGCGTGTATATGCCTACAATGGGAAAATTGTTCAAATTTTCCGAACGCTCGAAGTATCAGTATGTCAATTCGTATGACCCAACACTTGTACCTGAAGAGCCTGATGAATATTCAAAAGAGGATTTGGCTGCCATTGCCAAAGTAGAATACCACTTCAAGCACATTATTGAAGACCCTGAAGAACGTGATATTTTCAGACAATGGGTAGCCTATCAAGTGCAATATACAGGCATTCCTTTGGGATGGGCTGTATTCCTGCATGGTGTTGGTGGTGATGGCAAGACCTTCTTCCACTATCTGATAAGCGCGATGGTTGGCGATAAGAACACGAAAATCGTATCCCCTGATTCCCTGAAGTCCAACTTTACAAAATGGGCGGTTGATTTATGCTTTGGTACGATTGAGGAAGTGCATTTGACTGGTTATCGTGGCGTTGAGGTATACGACAAGCTGAAAACCATTATTGCCAGTCCTACCATTCCAGTGTTGGCTAAATTTAAAGACGAGATAAACGCACCGAACACGGCAAACTACCTGTTCTTATCTAACCGTTTTAAAGCCTTGCCGATTGATAGTGCAGACCGTCGTATTTTTGCAATATACAGCCGTTGGCAAGACGAGAAGAAATTACAGGCGTTTAAAAACGGCGAAGGCAAAACCTACTACCCTGATTTGCATAATACCTACAAATATCACGCAGGAGCTTTGCGTAAGTATTTTCGGACAGAGGTTAAGGTTACTGATGAATTTTTAGCCTACTACGATGCTCCGCGTACAAAATCAAGACTGCGCCTTATTGGGGAGAATATGCCCGATGCAGTTCGTGAGTTGTTGGAAATCGTGCAAACAGGCAATGACCCATTCTTGTGTGAAGACTTTCTAGACGTTAAATACTTCCGACAAATGAAGATTGATAGTCGGTCATTTGAGGATGTGAATATACGCTGGAAGGCGTATCTCAATCCACTTGGCTACGATGTGGTCAGCGAAGCAATACGCTTGCCGCAAATTGATGGCAAATATATGCACGTCGTATTTAGCCGAAACGCATTAAAATTCATGGATGAAAACGGTAAAATAAGCAATAAACTCATTCATAAATATGTGAATACCGCACAAAGCTGCAAATACGACGATATAGATGATTTGTAGTTAAAAAAAAACTGTTGCGGTTCGCCGTGTTTCACGGTAAACTGCAACTTCCTAATGAAACACTTTTTCAAACAACCTTTAAAGGAAAATTACCATGAGCGATTTAACCGTTGCAGCACTTTTGGCTATTGTTACCAGCTTAACTGAAGCCATGAACAACCATACCGAAGCCCTGAATAACCATACCGAAGCCCTGAACAACCATACGGAGGCGTTGAAGGGTGCACCTGAAGCATCTGAAGACAAGCCGAAACGTGGCCGTAAACCGAAGGCCGAAACTACTGAAGCCAAAGAGCCTGAAGCCAAAGAGCCTGAAGCCAAAGAGCCTGAAGCCAAAGAGCCTGAAGCCAAAGAGCCTGA